TGTAATTCTCTTATTAAGTTAGGACACGTGTTAAATATCTGTAACTTTGGTCTACCACTTTCACGAATTTTTAAAACTTCATGTATTTGGATTTTACCCTGTATTCTATTCTTATCTGCTCGTCTTAACTTATGACCAGCTTTAATTAAGGCTTCGCCAACAGTAGGTCCAGTAGTACCAGTTCTAGCCCATGCTGCTGTATCTAACACACCTGAGACCGAAAAAGGGTCTTCAAGTTCCATATTTCCTATTATAGTGCCTAATTCTTCTCCTGTCAAGCCTTTTTGATATAATTCACGGTATATTATGAGAGTACCATCATTAATGTCTATAGCTCCCCACAGGCAGCAGGATTCAGCAGCATAACCATAGTCAACAGCTTTAGTTCTTTCCCAGTGTACTGGTAGTTGAAAAGGAGTAACAATGTGCTTAGTATTATCAAATTCAACAAAGGCTGCACCTTCGGCAACTTCCCAGTTACCTTCAAGTAGTTGTCTTCTTTGAATAGGTGGTAAAGACTTTAGCATCTGTTCATAGACACCGTCTTTAGCTAGATAAGGATTATCTTGTAACTTAGCTGGAATAAACTTACGGGTTAAACCATCATCACCAATAAAAGATTTATTAGACTCATTAGGTTCAATATATCTTTTCTTTACCCAATTAGCACCAGCACCACCGGGGTTAGCTGTACATCTTAGATAAGTTTTAATTTCTGGGTCGGTGGTTCTCAAACGAGATGCAAGGTAATTCCAACTAAACTCTGTAGGTAGATGTGTGATTTCATCAAAGCCAATCCAAGAATAAGCTTGACCTTGGTATCGGTACACATCAGCATCTCGTTCTAAGAAACCAAATTCTATTTTAGCACCACTTGGAAAATTCCACAACTTTTCTACTTCTCTAAACTTAGCACCCGGAAAAGCTTGGGGATATAACTCACGAGACTTGTCTATCATCTCTCTTAGTTCCGGCATAGACCTTCTAAGTATTAAAGCTCTGTGGGCTTTTTTATGAGCATACCTTAAGGGGTCAACAATCATGGCATAAGATTTACCACCACCAGCTGCACCACCATATAACACATCTTTCTCATCCGCAGCTAAGAAGTCAGTCTGGGGTCCTTCATTGGCTGAGAAGACCACCTTAGCATCTTTAAGTTGTGCTTGGACATCAACTGGCACTTCTGCTAGTTCTGTCTCAGTCACAACATGCGAAGTAGTTTGCTCAGTAGCTTTCTTCATAACTTGCTCTTGAGCTTTAACTGCTCGTTCTTTTTTATAGAGGGCTTTCTTTTGTCGAGCTAGTCTACGTTTCTTAGCAGCTATCTTCTTTTTATGTTGTTCAGCTAGGGAAGGGTCAGAGTCTAAATAGTTCTTCAGGGTAACGTGGGAAACACTACGGCCTGATTCTTGGGTAATAAGTTTAGCTGCTTCTCGCAGAGAATACTTTTGTTCAGTAACACCTTTTAGGTATTTCTTTAAAGCTTCGAGTTCTTTGGGGATGGGTTTGAGATAACCCTCGATGTCACTAAGTTCGTAACCAAAAGGAACAGTGTGACTTTTCTTTGGTAGGTAATCTTTTGGTATCTGTGTCATAATTAAAAGCTGGACTCTCCAGACGTTAAGATGGATGAAAACATCTGGAAAGCCTCTTACACTGACTCAGTCTTACGACTTCGTGCCTTTATTAAAAATAGCATCCCAATTCTTAGCAAACTGTGCTTTGTCTGGAATTGGTCTAGGTCTAGAACCTTTACCTACTCGACCACCATTTTTCTTGTTGGTCATTAGTACAGGTTTTTCGTTACTTCCTAATTCTGGCATACTTTACCATTTAACTTTGTCAGCCCAATAAGCTGCCGACATCTTACCTTTTCTAATATTCTTGGCATGTCGAGCTTTAAATGAGGCTCTTTTTTTCTTCATCTTACTAGATTCACCTTGCTTAGGTTTACCAGCTGTCTTGGCACCTTGCTCACCAAAACGTATTAGTCTAATCTTGTCACCTTCTTTAGCTAAAACTGCATGAGATTTCTTAGGATGCTTAGCAGTTCGCTTAGGCACATTGTAACCTGCAAACTTTTCACCTCGATATGTAATAGCCATTATGATGTTCTTCGATATTTTCTAGTTTTCTTCGCAATCTTCTTAGGTTGCTTAGAATGTTGTTTACCTTTTTTAGTATCTGCTCTTTTCTTACGGGAAGAAGCAGCATACTCTGCTGGAGTTAAAGACTCAATAGCCGCAGAGGGTAAATATCTTTCACCAGTCTCACTAGACTTCTTACCTGATTTAGTTCGCCACTTTTGTTTAGTCCAACTTCTGAGACTTCTTTGTGACTTTTTTAGTTCTGACATATTTTCTTTTCTTGCTTACAGGTTTTTTGACAGGTTTATGAAAACCTACTAAGTCTTTTAACCAGTTTAACATTTCTTTAAGTCCAAAATACATTACTTATATCCTCCGCCTTTGGCTTTGTACTCTTTAGCTAACATCTGAGCTTTTCGAGCTGACCATTGTCCGGGTCTACCACCCTTACCTCCGGCTTTAATTTTATTAAACAAATTCTTACGCATAGTAGGCTTGGTATAGTTACCAGCTTTGTTGACTGTGGATTTAGTTTTCTTGTTCGGCATATTCTACGTCTATAGTATGTTTCTCAGGTAGGATAAAAATACCACCTTGCACATTATGATTGACATCTACTCGTTCTGTTTTACCTAAACCAACTCTATCTAGCACTGTTTGAGCAGCTTGTAGTTTAACACTGGCTTGAGGTATCGCATCAGCAGCCGTCATAACTTCAACGAGCTTAAATGCTGCTTTAGGGGCTTCTCTTGCTAGAACATTCGAGGCTAATTCGACTATTTCTTCTTTTAAACTCTTTATAACTTGGTAGTGATTTCCTGAGTATCCGGCAAGTTCAGCTGATAGTTTTAAATCTCCTTGAGTAGTAAGGATATTATCTAAAAATAATTGTTGTTTGTCTGTTAATCTTTTATTAGTAGGTAAATTACTCATACATCTTATTATAAAGGTTCTTTTAGTTTTGTCAAGCTTTGTGATAAAATACTTAGGTACTTGACAAAACACGAAATAGGGTGTACAATAACATTGTAGGTCGCCCCGGTTAAATAGTAAGGAACCAAGAACAACACTTAGTAGACTATAGAGGTCTATGAAGCCTGTCAAACCTAGCTGTAGGGGTTATTAAGTCTTTATAGTTCCACTGAAGCCGCACAAAGCTCCTGTCTTAACACTGATAATTACCTAGAAATGTAGAACCACTACATATATAGGGGGAGGGTGCCATGTGGCTCCTGCCTAGCCCATAAACAAAGGGATACAGAGGACTCCAAAGACTTCAAAGACTTCAAAGACCTACAAAGTCACCACTTCAAAGACTTCAAAGGACTTTAAAGGTCTCCAAAGTCCCATGAGGTAAGCATTAACAAGCATACAGAGGCACTTCAGAGCCTGTGAATTAATCTTTTAAAACCTCAAAGAACTCAACAGAACTCCACAGACTAAACAGAACTAGCAAGGGGTAAGTGTAGCTTTAAAGCATTACAGGGCGTTACAGAGCCTTGCAGAGCTTCACAGGGCTAGATATTCTGACAAGGTTTAACACCTCAAGGCTTTCAAGGGTGTTAAGCTTACTTCTGTGGATAACTTGTGGATAAGTGTTAGCTAAACTCGGAAGACCTCAATTTTATTTAAAGTCTTTGAGAATAAATCTTTAAAGGTCTTTTGAAGTCTTCCGATCCTAGCTGTGGATAAATAATTTTACAGGCTTGTGGATAACTGCTAGAACTTGGACAAAAAAAACCCTCTAATTAAAGAGGGTCTTCAAGGGGTATCAATATTTATTATTCTTCTATGCTGTTACCTCCTTCTATCCTTTCTAACTCCTTGTAGAAGTCAGAGAAGCACGGAATATCCAACAATATCTTCTTGTTACGTTCGTCCATACAAGCGATAGCAATCATAAACTGTTCAAGACCTTGAGCCATTTTAATTGCTCTAGTGTCTGCAATTCCTTGCTCTACAAGATAGCGACCAATTAAAGAACTATGTGCGTGGCCGTAAGGTCTTAAAGATTTGGTTATAGTTTTCATTTTTATTTACTCCTTTTAAGTAATAGTTAATATGCAAGTATTTAAACACACCTTATATAAAAAATAAACCCCTCAGTTAAGAGGGGCTACTTTGGGGATTATTAAGACTTATTTTATAAATAATTCTTTATTAAGGTTCTTAAGCATAAGATAACCCATAATATTTACTTTAGTCCAAACTCCATTTAATTTCTGTATTGGGATATTTTTAGCTCTGTTTTTACCTCGAGACCACCCAATTAATTGAGCAGTAATAAATTCATTAGTTACTAGCATTTTTATTTACTCCTTTTAAGTAATAGTTAATATGTAAGTATTTAAACATACCTTTTAGAAAAAAGAAACCCCCAAATTAATGGGGGCTACTTTGGGGATTATTTAAAACTAATTTAAATCAGCTAGTTTATATTCTCCACTTTCTATCTTTGCTTGAGTTTCTTTCTTAGTCTCATTCAAAAATAGATTTCTATATTTGCTGGTGGTGTTGGAATATTCCCAATAGTTTTCATCTAAGAAAACCCCATTATTAAAACATTGTTTAACTATAATTGAATTATAACTTTTAAAATATATCGCTTCAGCAGTTGAAATAATAAACTGATTCACAACAGGTCTACCGCTGTGACCAATCATGTTTGATACTTTTTTAATCTGCATTATTCACCCCCTGAATAAATATAAGCACTCACTAAGCCTTTTTGATTAGCATAATAAAACTCAACAGCATTAGTAACCCTGTTATTGATGTTATAGCCTTGAGTGCTAAGGGTTTTTTTGTCGTTACTCATAAACAAGTTATTGACAAATTGAATAAATCCTAGGTCTTGAAAATCCCTAGGCATAAGAGTTGAGTTATAACCAAAGTTTTTAACCCAGTAGTTTAGTTTAGTATTGGAATTAATCATATTTATTTAATCCTTAAATAGTTAATAAATTATTATAAACATATCTTTTAGAAAAAAGAAACCCCTCTATCTTTAATAAAGTTGAAATAACCTTCCTCTTCAAATAACACAACAGAATTATCAATAACTACTCTATCAATATTAATAACTTTATTTCTTTTAGTAGTGGTCTCAATAATATAATTACCTCTAGTATGATAATAAGTTTTATATTTTTGGTTAGTCATTTTTATTTACTCCTAAATAGTTAAATTACTATAAAGTCTAAACAGACTTTTTAAACTTTGCAAGAATTATTTACTAAAAATCCCTAACAAATAAAAACTATTCTGTCAAGAAATATGACGAAATGCTTTATTTGCTTTTTTAATACTAGGACATCACTTAATTATTCCCTTTGTTTGTGTGTGAATCTGAGCCGTTGCATAACTAATATTTATAGTCTTAGTATTATACTATAACTACTAGTTATATAAAGCTAAACAGTAAAACATAGTAAAGAATATAAAGATAATAAGATAAAAAGTTATATAGATACTTGACAAGCTTATAAAACTACATAGACTATATAGTTATTAACTTTACGGAGATATAAAATGACGATAAAAAACATAATGGTTAATCAATATCCAAAGCCTAAAGATTTAACAAGTGCTTTTGACATTGTTAAAGCAATAGTCTATGAATATGATGGACATGATGACGATACTAAAGAAGCATGGAAAATAGTTGTTACTCATTTAAATAAGAACAACACTTTGACTGCTTAATTATTATCAACTTGAATTAAAGGGCTACTTCGGTAGCCTTTTTTTATTTCTACCTAAAACTTGACAAGTCTATAAAACTATATAGACTATATAGTTATAAAGTTTATGAGTAATAATTTTTCTTGCTCTTTGATGGGTAAGAAGAAGTGCTTGAGAAACTTAAGTCAGCATTGTAGTCAAGCTAACGCATTGTAAGTCAAGCTGATTAAGTGAGGTAAAGAAATTACTTAATTCTAGATTTTAAACTTTTAAGGGCTACTTCGGTAGCCTTTTTTTTCGCCTTAAAAAAACTAAAAATATTTCTTGACATACTTGACAGTATGACTTAAGTTGTAAGAGTTAATTATTTTAAGGAGTAACTAAAGATGGAAAAACTAACTGAATACGAATTACTAAAAAGACTTGATAACGAGTTTTATGATGTAGACTTTAGTGTGCGAGACTGTGCGACTAAAGGTGTAGTAGCTACTGTTTATTTTTATGAAGATAAATTTGAGGAGGTGAAAAATGGTTGAAGTATTTAAACTAGAGCCTAGTTTTGCTCGGCACTTTACACATGAAGGTGTAGAGTTTGAAATCCGTGTAACAGATGAAGGCGATAAGCTAGAAATTTGGGAAGTCGAATATGAAAATAATAAATGTATTGGCTTTAAAGATATAGTAGCTGAATTTAATTTAGAGGAGAGTGCATGATGAGTAAACCAAAAAAATACAGGGTGTCTTTTATACCTTATGAAGCTTTGCAATACGATTATGTTGTAGAAGCAAAGGAAGAAGATGAAGCAGGGGACTTGGCTTATGAAGAGTTAATATTGGCTATTGGTCGTGACGCTTCTAAAGATTGGGAATGTAGTAATGTTGAGGAGAGTGCATGATGAATTACAAAGACTTTACAGACGATAAAGAAAAGATGATAGATTTTAAACTCTTGTCTAAAACAGAGTTTCTATCTTCTTATTCTTATTTGACTGAAGAAGAATACAAATTAACTAAACAAAAGGAGAGTGCATGATGGAAGAAAGATTTAAAGCCTTTATGACAGACTTAAAACCTGTTATAGAAAAACATTATCCAAACACTGATATAGAGTGGGAAGATTATAATGAGGAAGATAGTGTTAAATGGCGAGTAACTAAACTATACTTAGATATGGAGAATGATAATGAGTGATGAAGAAAATACTAAAATACTAGAACATATTAGTTTTGTGATAACAGGACTGAATGTGTTTCGTGACCGAGAGGATTTACTAACTGATTTGTTTAACCATGTGGAAGCAGAGATGTTAGAGAACCCTGTGCCTGTGACAGACTATAGGATTACTAAAGCTGTGATAGGATTTATGGAGACTTTATGTGCTGACGCTGTGTCAGAGGCACAATTAGAGGAGATGGCAGAACAAGCGAAGACTATCCTTTAGATTAACTATTTTCACACGATACTGGGATAGTTTTTGCTTATTAGTTTGTGACTAAGACGAGACAGGAGAACAAAGTTAAATATTTATATTACTCCTTGTTAGTTTTAGTCACAATTTAACATAAGTGTAAGTGTTTGGTGCTGACAAAATTCACGAGGTCAGTTAAATGAGACTTGTTAAATACTCAAGCCAAATACTTACGAGTGCTGACAGACACTATAAAAACCGATAATCATGTTGCTGTTGGAGGAGTTGGTAGTTACTTCGGGATTACAAAACTACCACTTAGTTAAACGGAGAAAATTATGACTAAAACTGAAATATATACTAGACTTGCAGAATTGCAGAACGGAGCTTTAGGACTTCTAACTGATAAACTTAGAAGTTTTAATAGACATTGTATTGATAGAGAGCTAGAAAGACCTGAGGGTGATGAAGATTATTCTTATATCGCTAGTTGTGCTATTGACCTAGATTATCTTGAAGCTATCAACAACGAGATAAATGACATCTTAAGTGCTTTAGAACAATGATAGGTGAACTTATTTCTCAATACGGCAAACCTCATAGTCGTGAGGCCTTTATCTTTAAAAATCGACAGGGCTTTTTTGTCGAGCTTTATCGTGACACTATGCTAGTTAGGGTGGTCGAATGCTTTGACCATTCCGAAAGCTATGCTGAAGACGTCGCAGAGAACTGGGTACAAAGAATTTTAAACTAAGGTGACTTATGAAAACTTATGAAGTTTATGCTAAACAACCAACTCACTACAAGATTAGGGTAGAAGCTAATTCTGTGGACGAAGCTTTAAAACTAGCTGACCAATCAGGTGGTAGTGCATGGGAACTAGTCAAGCATGGAGCTTGGCAGAACTATCACATTAGCGAGGTGTTCGATGGATGAATTATTAAAACAATTTAAACTTTCTAGAGAACAATATCACGAGCTTAGAACTAATATGAAGTATGAAGACTTCTTGTTAGTGCGTGATATAAATGGAGAGACAGCGGAATGTTCTGTTTTGTATTTTGATTCAGATGATGGAGTAGCTTTAATTAAACATGATTGTCAAGTTTTTGACGAAGCAGGTTTCTCTATTGAGCTGATTGATTGTAAGTATTGTGATATTAAATATGAACACATGAAAGAAATTATGTTGTTGATTAAAGACTCTAGAGCAGAGTTTAAAAAACAAAACAAGAGAAAGGAAGTAACATGTCAGAACTATTACATTAGCGAGGTGTTTGATGGATGAATTATTAAAACTATTACTTGCTCTTATCTTCTTTTCTGTGTTAGCATTTTTTGCATGGGAGTCAACTAAGATGGTTGACAACAAGAACAGGAGGAAATGATGGATTTATTTTTACAAGTGTGTAATGACATTGCCAAAGAACTAACAGAAGACCTACCAACCAACAAAGAGGTTGAGTATTGTGAGGACTGTGGTGACCCTGTCGATAAATGTTCTGGCTACAAATGTTGGATAAGATGAAGACCAGAAAGATAGATGTTTTTTTTATGCGAAAGTTTGACGAGTATTGTAACGACCAATTACATTACACTAACTTAGCAGACCAAAAAGACTTCGACACTTATATCGCAACTAATAAGAAATTCTTGGTTGCTTTGTATGTGCAACAAAGAAGATTAGAAAGAAAATTAATTAACGGAGAAATAAAATGAAGAATATTGTAATATCAACTTTAATAACTTTAGTGCTAGTGTCAGCTACTTATGTTTTACTAGGCAATTATGTCAAGCAAACTGTCGGTCAGACACCAGATTATGTCCTAGAATTTAACAAGACTAAGCAAAA